ATGTGATCAAAATGCCTCACAACAATGTCTTGGTAAATCCCATCAGCGTGATCTCCATGTGGTCCCAGTGCCGCATGTTTTCAATCACATATTCATAGTGATCGTAATTGAGATCGTGTGTCTTGAGATTATCCAGCTTCCTGTAATTTTCCTGTGCCAAATTTTATCTCTGTTGTTAGGCCTAATATTGTAACCGGCAAAGGTTGATCGCTCGTGATAGTGATCTGTGGTGTCCTTGACCAACCGCTTACACGCATCCTCTTCTGTCCCGTGAATGGTGTTATGGCCTGATTTAGCAACGCTGCATCCAGTGATTGGAATGGTATGGTGATACCATCGATCTTGCATGCCTCGGTCTCAAAAAATTGTATCTCGCACATGACCTTCCTCACACGCTCTCCCAGGGTGCTCAAGTTGGCAGTGGCTATCTGCACAGGCAATGTCTTCATGGTGCTGTTGTAGTTGTAGCCGATCTGTGTGCTGGTGCTGGTCCTGGTCAATGTAAAATTGCCTGCCGCTGTGACTGTGACATCAGGATGCACCAATCCATCCGCGACCACCTGCACCGTCTTGCCTTCCAATCCTGCCGCACCAGTGAACGATGATCCGGTGATGTTGGTGGTGTGGTAGCCATCCAGGAACACGTCGTCCTCCGTCAATCTTTCAAGGAACAAACCTGCGTTCAGGGTGCTGCCATCGTTGTCATATCTCTTCACCAATGCGTATAATTTGTCATCCACCACACCGAGGTCCTTGAAGAACCCGTTGGTGCTCCACAGCATCCAACCCACCACTGAATATTCCGTGTTGATGCCCAGCACCCCCAAGGTGCCATCTGCGTTGATGACAAACACGAAGTTGTTGTTCATGTTGTCGTAATTTTTTAAGAAAGCGGGCTGCGTGGCTCCACTCAATATGTCATGATGGACAAGAGAATAGTTCTTGGCCGAATAGGCATCAGTGTTGAAGTTGTACACAAAGGCACGCAACTGCTTGCCACCCTTCTGCACGAACAACACCTCGTTGTCCACTACCTTGGGTTCCGTCTTGCCCGCTGCCGTGCCGTATCTGGTCTGCTCCCGCACGGTGACGTTGGTTGGTGTGACCGGTTCACCCGAAAGGTCAAACTCACCGTCCGAAGTGAAGATGAACAAGCTCTGCTGGCTGACCAAGTGACGTATCAAATTTACCTTGTTGGATGCGACGGTAAATTGCAGTGCAGCGTCGTCCGTGACCTCTCCCGTGATGTCGGTCGTGGTGGAACCACTCACGGTGGTCTCTGTTACTAATTTTGTGTAGGGATCAAAGTTGAAAAAATCTCCCGACTGTGATCCAAATATAGTCTGTGGTTTATCTCTAGAACCACCAAATATCAATCTGTTCTGATGGAAACTAACCGTCCGCGGCCATCCACCACCCAGCGTTGCAGGCAAGTTGCTGAATGCGGTTATCTCCCACTCATGCCCCTGTGCAGTGGCAGTGTCCACCAACTCGTAAATTATTGTGGCATTGGCCACGGTTGTGCTGCTGATGCTGGTGATCTCTGCCTGGCCACCATTGACGTTGACATACATGCCCACGTGCCCATCTGGAAAACTTGCGTCGACCCAGCGGTATGTGCCACCGGCCAGCGTCAGTGTTATGTTTCCGGTCTTGGCCGAGGGTGCCAGTGTTGCATCAAAATCAAAATTGGCCATGGGATAGTGATCAAACTCGAGATATCCCGCGGTCCAGTCAGTGGTAGCGCTGCCTCGGATCAAAGTCACTGGTCTCATGTCTGGATGCACAAATATCATAACGTCAAAGCTCTGTGTGAATCGCACTTCATCGATCATGCTGGTGGTGATGGGAAACACATTGCCACCCGATCCGTTGGTGATCACGGCCAGCCTCACATCATTGTAGAAGATGTGCATCTTGGCCTCTGTGGCCGCAACGGTGTCCTTGGGTTCTAGTATGATAACATATTCTTGTGCATCTGAAAATTGGAAAGGTATGATCCTGCTCTTGTCGTGGAATCCCACTGTGTTCAATGTGGTGCTGCCATCTGGTGTGGTCGATAGATCTGGATTGGCCGATATGTATTTGAATCCCTTGCGTTTCTGTATGCCACCCTGCGGAAGCAAGATAAAATTTGCACAGGTCTCGAGGCCGGCCTTGTAGATTGGTGTCTCTCCACGTCCTAGCAGGTATGGTCCAACCTGACCTTGTGTGAAGTTATTTTGTGTAAACTTCCTTGTGGCCATTAGTTACTGTGTCGCAATGTACCCGAAGATAACGGATCCGTGCCAAGATGAGCTTCTATCAATCTGCCCATAGGCATGATGTTGGTAGGTGGCTGTTCTTGGCCATCCGCAATCCTTGCGGCCCTTAATTTAAATTGAAAATCATTTGATAATCTATCTGTGAGAGTACCAATGCCTGTTATGGCCTCATTGATCTCATAGGCCAATTTTGCCACCAATGCTTCTGTAAAGAACACTGGAAAATATTGCTCGTCCGTGTCTTCCACATATTCTAGATACAATGGGTCACTGTTGCTAAAAATTTTTTGTCCTTCCACATTGTAATCAATCACACCAATACCATTTTCATCAAACACTCCCTTGATCCTTATGATGTCTCCTGGCAAAGAGTGTGCTTTGGTGTAACTGGCATCTGTGGGTGTTTCTGCTAATAAATTTAATATTTGTTTTTTGCCAGCAAAATTCCAAAATGTATAATACATTAGACCTTTTTTAACAGTTTCGTACATGGTACTGCACACATTGGCTTCGTGTGTGCCTTCTGTAAATGATGCGATTGTGGTAGCACCGCATTTGGTAAGAGCTTTGTTTGCTATGCTTACTTGTGTTTCTACGGTCATTGGATTCCTTTCGTTTATTTATACATAAAAAAAAAGACAGGCCCCCTTGCGAAGGCCTGCCTCTCGTGTGATTACCGATTACTCAGTAACTTGTATTTCTACCACACCGTCTTCGTCGATCACTACAGATCCACCGGACATTGTGCCTAGAACGATTGTACTTGCCTTTTGTGGCACGTAGTCGATCCTAGTGGTAATGTCTTGCGCAAGTGCTAGACCAATTGATTCTTTTTGGAAAGCATAACACTTTCTTACTACTGAATCAGCGGTCAACAAGTTGCTGATCACAATCCTGAATCCAAAGATGGAAGGAATGTAACCTGTGGCCAGAGCGATGTTGGATAACTGTCCATCAGCTGCTGCCACTAGAGTGGTGTCAGTTAATAGGTCAGTCAATGCTGCTGGAGAGATCAAAAGCACCCTGTCATTGGTTGGCACGTCCAGAGCGTTCAACGCTTGGTGCACTTCCAATAGAGCTGCCTTGTTCAAACCATTAGCACCCTGTGCTGTGGTCTTGATAGTGGTTGGTGTAGATGAGTCAAAAGCACCAATGATCTCGGTATCCACTGCTCTCGCTAACGCACCTGCGATAGATTGAGCGAATGTAGATCTCAAGTCAATGTTGGTCTTGAACTGATCTAGATCATCGATGTATTCCGCTGAATGGAAATTGTTCAGAGTCGCTGTTACGATCGAGTTCTGAGCAGTTCCACCAGTGTATGCACCTGGTGATGTCAAAGATTTTGAAGTGTCTGACATTGCTACCAGGTCCTCAAATCTTGCTTTGTTTTTTATAGATCCACCTTTTGATAGTTTGTGGAACTTGTAGGTTGAGCCCGTTACGTTTCTTACGACACGCACCGAATCAACCAATTTTGATGTCATTTGCTGATATGCTTGTTTGACATCGTCAGAGAACATCGTTACGAACGAATTCGATATCGAGGTTCCTGAATCTCCTACTAGAGCCATGTTAATGGTTCCTTTCGTGTTGGTTAATGTTTATTTCTCAACGCTGCGAATTATGTTGTTGTGTTCGGGGTCCTGGGATTGTCCCTACTGGCAATTACGTTCTTTGCTTGCCAATTTCAGTGCTGGCCTCACTGCATGTGCCACATGCTTGGGTTGGGCCTTGCGGTTGTCCAACGTGTTATTTATTCGTAAGCACTGATATCCAGATCTGGAAATTGTTTGAGCAAATTTTTTTTAAAGATTATGTCTCTCTGCTCGGTGCATTGATACACTTCTGTGGTGTTAGTGTCAGTGTGTGATCGGTAGCAGCTGTCGGGCCCACCATCAAATCCCATCAATCTCAAGTGGGTGAAACCCAATTGCGCTGCAAGCAGCATGCACCAGTGCCCGCTCAGCAGTTGCGTGCTGCCTGTGGTGGGCTGGCCTATGGCCTGCATGTTTGAGATGTGACGCATCCTGCTGTCGTTGCGGAACAGCCTCCATCGCTCCTGTGGCACGAACACGGTGTGCACGCGATCCAGGCTCATCTGCTCCAGCACGTGCCGGTCCTGTGCCACCAGGAACGTGGGCCGGTATTCAGTGTAGATCTGGTTGCAGCCAAAGGTCGTGCCCTCTATGTTCTTTAAAATGTATGTTCGACGGCTGGGGCCATTGCCTATGATGGTGCAGCGCATGTGTTATGGGATCTCTTGGAAGCCACGCTCTCGGTCTAAAAATTTATAATCCACTGCTTCCAATTCAAACTGTGCCAGCCATGGCATCACATCCTCCACTGCGAATGGTGCACAACTGTACAAATCTAAGTGTATAACGGCCGGGCTAACCTCTTCCCAGCAATGGAACGTGATAGAGCTGGTCTCTATCAAAACTGAACCGCTCCAGCCGCGATTGCCGGGCACCGCGCAGTATTTGGTGTTGGGCCCCTGCAAGATCTTCATGCGTATTTTTTTAACAAGTGCGCGGAGCGCTTTGCGTAAATCGAAATCTCGCAATGGTGGTGCCCCAACCTGGGCCCTGATCAATAGGTGATGGTGGATGAGGGTGGGCTGCATGCCTAGCGTGATCTCCAACCGCGGAATCCTGCGGTGCTTTTCTTAGCACGCGGGGATCGAGTGGTTGATCTACCCATGCCGCGGG